CCCCTCCACAGCTCCCCCCCCCCCCGATAGATGTCCACCCGGTTGATGACGCCCTCCTCCTGACTGATGTCCGCGGCCCCGATAGCCGTGAAGTCCGTGACCCTGTGTCAGGTCTTCTTACCCAGCAGGTTGATCCCTCGGCTTCTCTCCTTCCCCTCCGCCACGCCCGCAACGATCCTGCCACGACGAATATCTCTCGTCTCAAGCGTATCAAGGTTCGTGCTGCTCGTGAGCATTTGTCCCTTGCGGAGCATCGCGCTGCTATTGCTCTCCGTCGCGGTTTCCGGAAGTTCTTCGACGTCCCGGCCAACACTGCTCCCATCTCCGCCCCTCTTTGGGAACAGACCCTTATGGAGTTCCTGAAGTCTTGGTCGTCCGGTCGCACCATTCGCGACCTGCGTCGGATTGTTGCTCAGTCCGATGTTGAATGGGATCCCCTCTTCACGCGGCTGTTCCTGAAGTCGCAGGCCGTCAAGAAGATGGAGAAGGTTGGTGGTCCCGCTTGTGCCGGCCAGACCGTTGCCACTTTCCCCCTTGCGAAAACTCTCCGTGACGCCATCCCGGCGCTCTATGCGGAGAAGGTTTTGTTCAAGTGGCGTCGCCCTACCACGTACCTCCATGCTCGCGCCTCTTTCGCGGACATGTCCTCCTGGTACCAGACCCATTGGCTGCCTGGTTCGCTCTCCACTGCGAACGACTACACTGCTTGGGACTCCGGTTGTGACGAGATCTTTTTGGACTTCGATTGCTGGCTGCTTGGGATGATCGGTCTCCCGGCCTCGTACGTGTCTTTATACCGCTTTGAGCGCATGAACACACGTTCCTACCTTGGTCCCATGCCGGTCATGCAGTTTTCGGGGGACCGTTGGACATGGCTCCTCAACACCGCCCGGAATGCCGCGATCTCCGGTGCCACCTTGGACTGCCCGGAGTCTACCGTTGCCTGCTTCTCTGGCGACGACTCCGTCATCCTCGGCGCCCACTCACCTCTCACTCGCCACCGCTACCACATGACTCCCAAGCCCGTTATCGGTCGTGTGCAGCTCTTCTGCGGCTTTCGTTTTGGTGGGTCCGATATCTCCGTTGATCCCAGTGTCGTCCTCCTCCGCGCCCGAATCGGTCTTGAGGACGGTCGACGCGATGAGAACTTCTGGGATTCCATCGACTATGCCGCCCGACTTTCCTGCGTTGATCGCGTGTCCACTTCTGAGACGACTACCGCGTATGCGACCTCTCTTTTCGCACGCGACCTCTATTCGCTCCCCGCCCCTCGTTTCCCTTTGACTCAGTTCCTTCCCCCCCACGCCTCTTCCTACGCTTTCCGGCAGTTCCGGTCTCATTGCCGAACCCCCCGATCGCGTGAGGCCCTCCATTCTTTGTCTTCCCGCACCTTTTTCCCCATTTAGTCACTTTGTGTTTCCTCTCGTTTCTATCTCCTTTTCCTCTCTCTCTTTTCTTTCACTTTTTTCCCCTTCTCTGTGGAAAACAGTACGCCCGCGACCCTACGTCCCGTTGTAGCGGTGAGATCCACCGTAGCGTACAGGTGCAGCCGCTGCTAGCAGCTGGGCTTGATCAGCCCCACCCCAGAAACATTTCCCAAAGCCCTGATCCGGCTGATATATGATAAAAAATGCATTTCGCAATGGTTGGCTATTGTACTAACTGTGCCGCCGGCCGACGTATTCGGCACCCCCTATACCCCCCCGCCTTTCAGGGGACCCCTTTACAGGAGAACATAACCCTTATTGGACCTCGCCCCGGTTAAAAGCCGGTATCGCTCACTCCTGGGCGCTTGTATTGCGTGTAGCTCGTCAATGTCCGCGAGATTAACCTCACGTGAGTCCTGCCCGATTCTTCAAAGCGTTCTATCCCAGGTACGCGGACCTAGTCCACTGCAGAGAAAAGAACTCGCAGCGCGTAACAATCCTGGCTGACCTCGCAAGTCGCTCGTTAGAAGAAGCTGAAGCTCCCTCGCTGGCCGTAAATGCTCGTCGCTAGAGTCGATGATGGGGCGGCACCCCATCTGTTCACAGACTGCATGGTAGGCATCGCTGCGCGGTGAAAGGCACAGTCGGCCCTTATTTATTGCGACCCCACGTATGGAAAGCCGTGGCTAAACTTCCACCCCCAGGTTTCGTGCACACTCCGTTCAAAATAAGCACACCCCCCCCTTTCCGCCTTTCCCTTGTCTCCCCCTCCCCAGGTTCAGTGTTATCCTACATGACAAAACGCAGTACCTCCTAGGCATTCGAGGGCTCTCGATCTCCCCACCGACGGACTGGTGGTCTTTGGCTTCGCTAGCCGTTACCCGCGTCCGGGCAGTTAGCAACTCGGTTCAGTGTTTCCCGACATGACAAAACACAGCACCTCCTAGGCATTCGAGGGATCTCGATCTCCCCGACAACGGACCGTCGGTTTTTCTTATCTATCCGGCTTGTGGGCAGTCGGTATACAAACAACCCTCGGGTGCTTCTCTCTTCCCCTTCCCCTCTCCTTTCCTCCTTCTCCCCTTCCCCTCGTCCTTCCCCAGCCCCCCTTCGCCTCCTCCTCTTTCCCCATCATGCAGGCCAACAACAACCAGACCATGGGCGACGATCCCGTTATCCCCGGTCGTGAGGCTCATGAGCTTGTTTCTCGCATTTTGACCCACTCCATTCGTCTCCCGTCACTCGCCGAGCGCCCTGACGTGTTTAGTGGTTACTGGACCATCTCCCCAAATTCTGGTGGTTCTACCTCTTCCACTGCCACTGTCCCTCATACTCACGTCGCCAAAGGCACCTATTACATCAAGATTATTGACATTCCCGGGGTTTCCACCCGTCTCAAAGAAGCCAACTTCATCTTCCCTAAGGAATTCGTCGTTGAGCCCCTCTACCATCTTGCTGATTGTAATTGGTTCCTGCGGATCGTCCCTGAACATTTTGTTCTCTCGCATGACTCGTCCAAGCGCACTTACTTCCATGTTGCTCGGATGACTGCCCTTGTCCATGATCAGTGGCGCACTGGTGTCGCTGTCCCTCGTGGTGGCGTTCACACCCTGCCTCTTCCCATTGGTTCCTGGCAGAATGTTTGGGGCGATGTTGCTCCCATTGGTCACCCCATGTATCTGATGTGGTCGTCTTCTCACGACCTCGTCGGGTCTGTTCATATCCGGGTGACCATCCCCGTCACCCTCATAGGTGTCGGTGAGACCGGTCTCATTGCTTGATTTCCTTCCTCCTTACCTAATGCCTTCCGGAATAACGACGGTCGCTTGCGATTCAGTGTCACCGGCTGGTATTTATTGGGTGCTCATGTCTCGTTTTTTCACTGTCCGCTCCTACGAACGTCCCCCCCCCGGTCCCCAGTTGTCTTTGCCCCAGGCCTCTCGGCCTGTTCTCCCCCGTTGTCCTGTTTGTACCTCCTACACCGATTTTCCCCTTATTCCCCACATTTTGAAATCTGATCTAGATCCTGTAAATTTTCTCCATTTCTTTCGTCTAGCTCCAGCTTCCTTTTGGTCCGATCCTCGTGTCGTGTCTTTCCTTGCCGAGCACCACCCATCCTCCCCCCCCGCTCCCTCCCTTGATGACTTCCTCGCTTCCCCCTGTGCCATTGTCGCCGAAGCTGTTGTGTCCTACCTGCGCCGCCCAGAAGTGCAGTCTACCTTTGACCTTCCAGCTTCTCCCTCTCTACTTGGGCTCCACGACATGTACGCAGTGCCTTCTCACTGCGCAACCACTTGCTCCCACTTGTCCGGCGACGATCTCCTCCCCCTTATTGTGTCCGCATGGAACTCCTCTCGCCTCGAGTTCTCACGTTATCGTGACACCAGCGCCTCTCCCCCTCGCGTTATGCTCTCAATTACCGATCGGGATACCGGCCGTAGTGCCCAGGTGTCGATGCGCTCGTAAACGTTGCTTCACTTGCTCTTTGCGCCACAAGCGAGGTGGTATGCTTTCCCGCGTGCGCTCCTGGTTCGAGCGTCTTCAAAGGTTCTCCCCTTCCCCCCATCTGTTGTTGGTTTTGTCTGGTGCCGTTGTTCCAAAGGCGGTGACCCACGTGTCACGTCTTCATCGCTACGTCCCCTACCTGCCCATCAACAACCTCCCCCCTTCTCCTCCTCCCCCTCCCTCTCCCCCTGCTCTTCCTGAGCACCTCGTCGACGACCACGATTTCGTCGATTTTGATCTCTGGGACCCTGTTGATTAGATGTCCTACAGTTTTGTTTACCTTCTTTTATTATGCTGTGGGTTAAGTTTTTGTGTTCCGCTATGTTTTCCCATCTGTCTCCTTCTGTTCCCTTCTGCCTTGATCTGGTGTCAATTTGATCACTAGGCCGCTGTGTCCACCAAAAAAATCGTTACTCG